GATGAGCTTTGAGTCCGACAAGGCGAGCGCGCGGGGATGCCCGAGGAAGATGAAGGTATGAGCACAATCGGATTAAGTGGGCCCGAGGCGCTTGTCAAAGATCCGGCGGAGGCGCGGTTCCTCGCTGAGGTTCTGGCTGAGTGCGCCGCGAATGGGAGCTACACATTCAAGCGGGCGTATGCCGCCCTGCGGTCTCTCTCACCGCCGGATCTGTTCGAACTGTATTCGACGTGGAAGCGTGACGGCAATGATGGATTTCGGGCCGCGTTTGGACCGTACTACCACCGGGCGCGTGGCGAGGACGAGGCGGGTCCGCTGTTCGCCAAGGAGCTGGAACTATGACCTGGTATCTTTCTGAAACACGGCCCCAATACTACGACGGCTGGCTGATCGCGCTCATCAACATCTGGAGGCACCCCGACGGACGAGAACGCCGGATCCGGCTCGAGGGGCGCAACCTTCGGTATGTACGGGAGGTGTCTCGATGACCGCCGAAGAGTTCCGCGCCGCGTGGCCGGGATGAGGGCGGCACTTCGGGGCCGATGCAGTTTCGACCGTCGTGAACTCCCAAAGGGACGCGGCGGGAGCCGGGTGCAACTCCCGGCGGCTCCAAAGATGGCGGGCGGCGAGTTACTGCGGGAACAGTCAGCCGGAGGCCCGCCGGAGCCTAGATCTGGTGTACGCGACGTAGCTCAGTTGGTAGAGCCCGGGTGCGCCGGTTCAAGTCCGGTCGTCGCGTAAACGCCCTGTCTTCTGTATGACTCCGGTACACAATGTTTGACTGTGCATCCCGAATGTGGTAGCATCTGCTCATGGAAGCATTGCTCAAAGCGATACGGGATGCAGTGGAATCGGGGAGCGTCGACGAGACCGCGATCAAAGAGGCGTACCAAGGCTCGACGAAGGGGCTGTCGGACAAAGTGGACGACCTCGCGGCTGAAGTGAAAAAGTGGCGGAAGCGGGCCTTGTCCAAGGCGGACGAGGGCGACACGTCGGAACTGCACGACAAGATCGAGTCGTTGCAGGATCAGCTCAAAGAAAAGAACCGGGAACTCGAAAAGGTTCAACAGCAGTTTGACCGGGAATCGAAGAAGCTCGCCACCGCTCTCGAAGCGGAGCAGAAGGCCGTTTCCTCGCTGGTCGTTGACCACGGTTTGACCGAGGCACTTTCAAAGGTGGGGGTCACCAACCCGGCCTATGTGAAGGCGGCTCGGGCGATCCTTCAGGGTCAGGTGGAAGTTGTATCCAACGGTGATACTCGGGAGGCGACCATCGAAGGCAAGCCTCTTGTGGATTTCGTTGCGGAATGGGCACAGGGAGACGAAGGGAAGCAGTTCGTCAAGCCACGGGCCGATATCGGCGGTGGGGCTGGCGGAGCGATCTTTGACCATAGCGCCGGGAAGCCTTTCTCAGAGATGAGTCTGAAAGAACGTTCTGAGTTGGCGAAATTAGACCCGGAGCTGTACCGCAAGATGAAACAGGAGTAACACATGACCGAAACGCGCATCGCAGACATCATTATTCCGGAAGTCTTCGCCGACTACATGGCGGAGCGGTCCCTCGCGACCAACCGGTTCTATTCGAGTGGGGTCCTTGTGACCGACCCGCTCATTACCCAGAAGCTCTCCGGGGGCGGCGAGACTTTCAACATCCCGTTCTGGAAGGACCTTTCCGGTGACGACGACATCCCGTCGGAGACCGTCGCCACGCCCGTGAACTCGATCGGGACCGACAAGCAAATTGCTCGTCGTCAGCTCCGGGAGAAGGCGTGGGGATCGAACGACCTTGCCGCTGTCCTCGCCGGTGCCGACCCGTACGAGGCGATCGGGAACCGGGTCACCCAGTACTGGGACACCCGTATGCAGGAGAACGTCCTCGCGGTAGCCAAGGGCGTCATCGCTGACAACGTGGCGAACGACGACGAAGACATGGTCGTGGACATCGCCATTGATGACGGAGACTCCGCCACCTCCGCGAACAAGATCAGTGCGACCGAGACGATCAACGCCGTCATGAAGCAGGGCGACCGCTTCGACGAGATTGTTGCGATCGGGGTACATTCCGCCGTCTTCAAGACGATGCTCGGGAACGACCTGATCGACTACGTCACCGAGTCGGACAGCTCCCTTCGCATCCCGACCTACATGGGTCTCCGCGTCATCATCGACGACGGCCTCCCTGTCGAGGAGGGTGGGACCTCCGGGTTCAAGTACACCTCCCTCCTGTTCAAGGCGGGTGCGTTCGCCTACGGCGAGTCGAACACCGGGATCATCCCGGTTGAGGTCGATCGCGACCCGTCCCTCGGGTTCGGACGTGACCTGCTCTATACCCGGAAGCAGTTCGCGATCCATCCCGCCGGGTTTGCGTGGCAGGAGGCGGATGTGGACGGGGTTGTCCCGACCAATGCGGAGCTTGCAACCGCCACAAACTGGAATCGAGTCTACGAGCTGAAGAACACCGGTTTCGTGGCCCTGATTTCCAACGGCTGATGATCGGGGGGCTTCGGCCCCCCTTTTCTACATGAGGGACAACATGACTGAAATCAAACTCCCGAAGGGCGCTTTGGCGCGGGCACAGTTCGAAGCACTGATCGAGCGGATTGAGGCGTTGGAGCGGAAGGTTGCGTCGATGAACCCTTCCCCCGATATGACTGACGTCAGTTTCGTCGACGGTATGGACCGGCAGGAACTTCTCGATCGGTGCGAACAGCTCAAGATCAAAGTCGACAAGCGCCTTGGGGTAGAAGCGCTCCGGGACAAGGTCCGGGAGTGGGCTGAGGAACGAGATGCCGCTGGTCGTTGAGACGGGCTTCGGCTCGTCGCTGTCGAACGCCTACCTGTCTGTGGCTAGTGCCGACACGTACCACGAGGAACGGGGGAACGATTCATGGGAGGAGGCGACCTTTGCCGCCAAGGAAGCGGCGATTATCCGCGCCTCCCAGTGGATTGACACGTTCTACAAGTTCCGGGGGCAGAGGACGCACAGCACACAGGCGATGGCGTGGCCGCGCTCAGGGGCCGTAGACGACGACGGGTTTGAAGTCGAGGGCTTACCCCCGGTGGTAGTCTACGCGACCGCTGAGGCGGCGCTGAGGGCCCTACAGGGCGATCTATCGCCGGACCGGGAACGTGGCGGGCGGGTCGTGCGTCAGAAAGTGGGGGAGGTCGAGGTGGAGTACGCCCCGGAAGCCCCTGCCGGGACGGTGTACGCGCATATCGATGCGCTCCTCCGGGGTGTCACGGTGACCCGTACGAAGGTGCTCCGGGTATGAACTACGTAGGGCTTGTCAGTGACGTCGTGGCCCTCATCAGAGACGCGGGGAAGGAAGTCTCGATCTCCCATGTGATCCCCGCCTCTGGATGGACGAAGGGGTGGGACGTCGCGACTGAGGCGCCGTACTGGGAAGACAGCGAAGGGAACCGGGTTACCACCGACCCTTCGACTGAGCAGATCATGGCCGGGTACTCCGTGGAAGTCGACAGCAAGGTTGTCCCGGAAGGGTCCCTTGAGAAAGTGCAGACGCGGAAGTGGCTCATGACGGTTGTCCCGGAGGTCGGTGACGAAATCACTACCGCTTCAGGGAGAACGTTCACGGTTCAGTCGGTCCGGGAGATACAGCCCGGAGACGTGACCCTCTACGCTGAGGTGGAGGTGGCATGAGCTTCGAACTTGACCTCCGACACTTCCAGCGGAAATCGAACCTGAGGACGGCGACGGTGGTACGGAAGATTGCCCTTGACGTCCTCGTTCGGGTTGTGAAGCGAACCCCGGTCGACACCGGTCGGGCCCGGGCGAACTGGCAGACCACCGTCGGGCAAATGGCTGACGGGGAGGTAAATAGCACCGATCCCACCGGTGGGGAGTCTATCGGCAAGGGGGCTACGGAGATTGAGTCGTGGGACCCGTCGAAAGCGGCGGTATTCCTGACCAACAACGTCCCCTATATCGGGTATCTGGAAAGCGGGAGCAGTCAACAGGCCCCGGCGGGGATGGTGGCGGTCACCCTTTCTGAGTATCCCGGGATCGTCGACAAAAATGTGGGGGCGGGATGATTACCAGAACGGTACGAGAGACGCTGAGGGGCGTTCTGACGGGCGCTCTCCCCGCAAGCGGGGTTTCGTTCGAGAACGAGGTATTCAGCCCGTCTGAGGCCCCGTGGGTGCGCGAAACGCTCCTCCCAGGGATACCCGAGCGGATAGAACTGGGTGCCGGTGGTTCGTACCGGACCTATGGGACATACCAAGTCGACGTCTTCACCCCGGAGGGGGAGGGCGTTCGCGGGGCGGAAGATATCGCTGAGGCAGTCGCGGGAGCGTTCCAGCCGGGGACGAGTTACGGCGCCGACCTGAAGGTTTACGTCAGGCGGGTATATACACAGTCACCGATCCAGACCGGGCAGTGGTATCAGCTCCCCGTGATCGTTGACTGGTTCGTAACTGAATAGGAGTAACGCAATGGCACAGGGTTCACAGCGACAGATTCTTTACGTGGAAGAGGGGTCCTACGGGACGACTCCCGGGACGCCGACGATGAGCGTCCTTCGAAACACCGGCGGGAGCGGGATCGCGCAGAGTCGATCACAGCTCCTTTCTCAGGAAATGCGATCGGACCGGCAGATCGCTTCGATGCGCCTCGGGACCAAGCGGGCGTCTCTCGATGTTCCGATCGAGTTTTCGTACGGGTCCTTTGACGCGATCCTCGAAAGCGCCATGTTCTCAACGTGGAACACGGCCAGCTCCCCAGACGAGCTGGTTACCGGGGTGACGCAGAAGTCGTTCTCCATCGAGGAAGGCTTCACCGACATTCCGGCCTACATCGTCTCCCGGGGGATGGTCGTTGACGGTTTCGACCTCTCCGCCCGCCCGGACGCGATGGTCACCGGAAGTATCCGGTTTCAGGGACAGGCCGTTGAAGCGCCCTCAGGGACCCCTCTGGACGCGACTCCGGACGCGGCGACGACCACCGAGCCCTTCACGACCTACGAGGGATCGATCAGCGTTGACGGTACCCCGGTGGGGATCGTGTCAGGAATTGACCTCGCGATAGCGAACGGCCTCGATCCCAAGTTCCCCGTCTTTGCTCAGGAAGCGTACCGGATGGGGTACGGGCGATCGAACGTCTCCGGGTCGCTCACCGTGTTCTTCGACAACACCGACCTCCTCACGAAGGCGCTCAACGAGACGGCGATCGCACTGGTGGTCACGTTTGAAGACATCGCGGGGAATCAGGTCCGGGTGACCCTCCCGAACGTCAAGCTCGGGGATGAGTCCCGGAACGTGACCGAAAACGACATTACCGAGAGCCTCCCGTTTCAGGCGCTCTACGATGAGACGGAGGAGACCAACATCAAGATCGAAAGGATACCGGAGTAATGAAGGACCTGAACGACATCGACGTGCAGGAGATCGCGGAGAAGGGGACCACCGTTGACATCAAGCACCCGTACTCCGGGGAGTCAATTGGGATGGAGGTCGATATCGTCGGCCTCGACAGCGAAGCGTCACAGGCGATGATCCGGCGGCAACGGAACCGCGCCCTTGACCGACAGGCCAAGCGGAAGACGATCACCCCGGAGGAGCAGGATCAGGAGGCGATCGAACTCGCGGCGGCGATCACAAAGGCGTGGCGATCGTGGCCGGACAACGAGGCCAAGGAAGACGCCGAGGTGAAAGAGTCGGTCCCGTGGAACGGCGAGGACCTGAAGGCGACCGAGTCCAACGCCATCAAGGTGTATCGAAAGCACCGGTGGATTGCCGCGCAGATCATTGAAGCGGCGGGGGATCGGTCCCGTTTTTTGGGGGAATAGCCGAGGGGTTGGTTGAAGCCGCCCGGGTGTTCGCTGACCTCGACATTCCAGACGCCAACGGCGAACGGAAGCGGGGGCACCTCCTGAAGGTGAGCGAGCAGTCCGGGGGACGGCTTCACGATCCCCGGCTCGACGTCGTTCCCCCTGATCCCGGCCTCCACGCTTGGGAAGTATTCTGGGCGGTTTGGAACGGGCAGAAAGTTGACTACCGGGAGCTGGAGGCGTACGTCCGGCTCACGGGTGATTTCGTGGAACCGTGGGAAGTCCTTGCGATCCGGCAGATGGACGGAGCGGTAGCAGGGGTGGTCGCCGAAAGGGCGAGGGGGAAACGTGACGGATCTGGCAACGCTGGCCATTCGGGTCCAAACACTCGAAGTTGACGCCGCAACCAATAAGCTCGACCGGCTCACCCGGTCCGGGAAGAAGGCAGAATCACAGGTAGGGGGGATCGCCCGGAGCTCAAAGGACGCTGACAAGGCGACCGGGAACCTCGGGCGTTCTGTCGCCGGGATGGTCGCGAAGTACGCCACGATCGGCGCCGCCGTCCTGACCGTGAAGCGGCTGGCTTCTGCCAGCCTTGCCGCCGCCGCCGCGATGGAACAGCAGAGCGTTTCCCTCGGGGTCCTCCTTGGGGACGTCGACCTCGGGAACAAGCTCTTTGGGGAACTACAGGATTTCGCGGCCCGCACCCCGATGGCGGTATCTGACCTCACCGACGCCGCGCAACAGCTCATGTCTTTCGGGATCGAAGCGGATAGTGTCGTGGGGACGTTGCAGATGCTTGGTGACGCCTCCCTCGGGAACGCTTCGAAGCTGGAACGCCTCACCCGGGCCTACGGTCGCGTTCAGGCCAAAGGCAAAGCCTCGATGGAAGAGATCAACATGGCTATGGAGGCCGGTCTCCCGATTATCGCCGAACTCGCCGACGCAATGGGGGTGTCTGAACAGGCGGTATTCGACCTCTCCGCTCAGGGCAAGATTTCGTCGGCCATATTTGAGGAAGCGTTTCAGTCAATGACCTCGGAGGGCGGGCAGTTCCACGACGGGATGGAAACGCTCTCTCAGACGTTCAACGGGAAGCTCTCGACCGCGATGGACAACATCCGCCTCCTTGGGGGGACGATGTTTGAGCCGATGATCGAACGCGGGAAGGTGGCCCTCGACCTCATGTCCGGTATTGCCTCGGCGTGGCGCAATCAGATCGATATGAGCCGCCTTGACCGGGAGGTGAACCGGGGGGATGTGAGCATGGGCGACCTTTCGTCACAGGAACAGCTCATGCTTTCCCGGTATCGAATCCAACAGCAGATCAGTCAACAGGAGGCTTTGATCTCGACGGGGGGCCTCGACACCGAAACCCTTCAGAGGCTCCGGGCGCGGCTCGACGGGGTTGACGCCGCCCTTGAGCGTATACAGGACACCGCACATGGGGCCGGAGACATTATCCAGAACGAGATTGAAGCGGCCCTCCGGCGGGCCTCGGAAGCGGAGCCCCCGAAGTGGTTCGCGGAGCTGGAGTTCGGCTTCCTCGAAAGCACCTCCGGGCTTGAGGCGAACATTGAACGACAGCTCGACGTGATCGACCGGACGGCGGAGGTTGCGGCGGGCCTCGGATGGGAATATGACGCGATCGCCGAGAAGACGCGGGTGTACGAGGACGCGATCCGCTCCCTGCTGGAAACCGACCCGACCGAGTTCGGGGGGCAGTGGGAAGAGGCGTACAAGCTGGCGGACCCGAGCATCCAGAACCTTATCCGGGCGATGGAGGCCCTCCAAGGCGCACAGGAAACCGCCGCGCCGTACCTCGGGGGCATGCCGAGCATCCCGGGGATCGGGAACGCCCCGAGCGCGATGGGGCCCCGGGACACCGACGGGATCGAGGAGTACACCGACCGGCTCTCCCGGCAGAGAGACATGATCGGGATGAACCGGCGGGAGCTTATCGCCTACGAGATGACGCTGATGGGGGCGACGAAGGCGGAGATTGAACACGCCGGGGGAATCCAGAAAGTCATCGATCGATCGGAGGTCCTCACCGGGGTCATGGGCGAGTTGTCGACGATGGTTTCCGGGGTGGCGCTCACGGCCTTTGAGGACCTCGGGCGGGCCATGTACGAGTCTTCGAACGCGGGCCACGCAATCGAAGCGGGGCTGTGGAGTATGCTCGATGCGTTTGTGCAGATGCTTCCGCAACTCCTCCTGATGGCTGGCCTTCAGCTCATCGCCTTTGGACAGTGGCATATCGGGCTCGCCCTTATCGCGGCCTCGGGCCTCGCGGCGATCGGGTCCGGTGCGTGGAACGCCCACAAGGACGCTACCCGATCCGATATCGAAGGCCGGTCCTCCGGTGGTCCGGTTTCGATGAACACACCCTATGTCGTCGGAGAGCAGGGGATGGAGCTGTTCGTCCCCCGGACGGCGGGCACCGTCGTGCCGAATCACGCCCTATCCGGAGGCGGCGGGGGGAACGTCACGGTACAGGTCATAAATCAGGCCCCCGGTGTGGTCGTGGAGCGCAGGGAGCGGAGCGGGCCCTCCGGGACGGAGATGGCCCTGTTCGTCAAGGCGGCGACCCGGGAGGCGATCGTTCGGGGTGAGATGGATACCGCGATGGCGTCCCGGTATGGAATCCGAAAGAGAGGGGTATCGAGATCATGATGTGGCCTGCCAGCCTCCCCGCAAAATACGATCAGGGGACCTTCGAAGAACGCTGGCCGACGGGTACGGTTCGCACCCAGACGAGCATCGGGCCGGGGAAGCTCCGGCGGCGGTTCACCGCGATCCCGTTCTTCATGTCTGGGTCGATGACCCTCACCGCCGCCCAAGCCGTGAGCTTTGGGGCGTTCTTCTACACCACGACGCAGTCGGGGGCGGAGCCGTTCACTTGGAACCACCCCCGGACGGGCGCGGCGATCCAGTGTGAGTTCGCCAACGAGATCATGTTGACTGACACCGAGGGCGGGGACGTCTTGGCGACGTTCTCGGTAAAGGTCCTGCCATGAGAAGTGTTTCGACGTCATTCTGGCAAGCGATTACTGAAGAGCGGACGGCGGCGGTATTCCTGATGCTCCTGACGATCGACCACGCTGACCTCACCGAGCCGATCCGACTGGTGTACAACACCGAGAACGTCACGAGCCGGGGAGTTGTCTATCACCGCTACAACTTCCGGGTCGACCTCCAAGACGAGAAAGACGACGGGGCGATCAGTGAAGCGAAGCTCACCGTCGAGGCGATCGACCAAACGATCATCGAGGCGATCCGCACGATATCGACGGCCCCGAGCGTCATGTTCGAACTGGTGCTGGCATCCGACCCTGATACCGTCGAGGTCGGGCCATTTTCGTACGACGTCAAGTCGGTCAACTACAACGTGCAGTATGTGACGATGAACCTTGAGTTTCGGGACGTCATGAACGATGAGTTCCCGGGGTTGTCCTTCACCCCGGAAAACACGCCGGGGCTGTTCTGATGATCGACGACTACATAGGCATTCCCTACCAGCCGCACGGGAGGGCCCGTAGCGGCGCTGATTGTTGGGGGTTGGTGGTAATGGTCCTCCGGGAGGAGTACGGGGTGCATGTGCCCGCTCTGACGGGGGAGTACTCTCACGCCGACAAGGGCGAACTCGAGCGGTTCATCGACGAGGCGAAGGCGACGGTCCGGGCCGTACCGGTTGACGCTCCGGAGCCGGGTGATCTCGCCGTTCTCCGGTATCGGGGGAAGGCGACGCACGTAGGGGTGTACGTCGGTGACGGCCTTCTGCTCCATAACGTCGGGGGTGATTACACCTCCCGGGTTGAGCGCATCGATGGAGCGGGGATCGCCCGCAGAATAGAGGGGTGGTATCGTGTCAGGTAAAATCATAGTTCTTCGTCACCCGTTCCGGTCCGACCGGGAAATCCTCCCTGGGGTATCCGGGACGGTTTCAGACGCCCTTGAAGCGGCGGGGGTGGACTATGCCCTCGTAATCGTCAACGACAAAGCCGTGGAAGACTTCGATGCTCCTGTTACCACCGAGGACATTGTCATCATCCGAGCGGTCCCTCAGGGGGGCGTAGGGGACGCCATAGGGGACATCGGAGACGACATCGCTGACGGGGTCGGGGATTTCGTCGATGGCGTAGGGGACACGATCTCGGACATAGGGGATGGAATCTATGATTTCTTCCACACCATCTACGTCGGGTTCGACCTCATGTTGCAGGGCCTCGGGTGGTTCCTCCAGCTGTCCCTTCGGAACTGGCTTGGGGTGAAGGACCTGTCGTTTGACCCGGGGAGCGACCAGCGGCTTCCGAGCATCCGGGGATCGGGAAACCAAGGGGTCCCGTGGGGGCCGATCCCGGTCCTCCTCGGGCGACACTACATGGCGCCGCCGTTGGCGACCCGCCCCTATGCCGAACTCCGGGGGGATGAGCAGTACTTCCGGCAGTTGTTCGTCCTCGGGTATGGCCCGATGTTCCTGACAGATATCCGTATCGGGGAGACGCCGATCGAGGACTTCGAGGGGGTCACTCAGCAAGTCCGAGCGTCCGGCGCTCAACTCAGTCAACCAGTTACGATCGTCCCGAACGTCGTCGACGAAGAAGTTGTCAACGTCAAACTCGATAACACCTTCATATCCCGGACGACGAGCTTGGAGACCACCGAGATTTCGGTTGAGATCAACTTTCCTCGTGGGGCGGTTCAGTTCGACGATGAAGGCGAACGGCAGAACACCTCGGTATCAGTCGAGGTTCAGTGCAAACCGTTCTCCGGGGGGTCGTGGGAGACGGTCCACACCTTCTCCGTGACCTCTCGCGACTCGAAGCAGATCAGGAAAGCAGTCACCTTTACCCCACCGGAGGGGGACGCGGCGGGGCAGTATGACGTACAGGTTCGGCGGGTGACCGCGCTCAACGAGGATAACAACAAGATCAGCGACGACGTCTACTGGGCGTCCATGCGATCGTTCGTCAATCAGGACCCGGTCAACGATAACCTCCACGGTATCGTTGCTCGGATGGGCCTTCAGATCAAAGCTACGGACCAGCTCAACGGGGCGGTGAGCCAGTTGAACATGGTCGGGAGTGCGATCGTCCCGGATTACGTGGGGACGGGGTCCGGACCCTCTGCATGGGTCGCGGGGGAAACGCAGAACCCGGCGAGTCTGTATCTGCACGTCCTCCGGGGGAACGCGGCGGCGCGCCCGGTGGATGACGACGAGATCGACTGGGCCACGTTCGAAAGTTGGCATGAGTTCTGCGAAACCAACGATTTCAAGTACTCGGACTACGTGCAGTCGAAGACGTCGGTATCAGAACTGCTTACCTTCATCGCCGGGGCGGGGAGGGCGCAACCGGCCCGCCGGGATGGCAAGTACAGCGTCATTGTGGACCGCCCGAGAACGACCGCCGTTCAGATGTTCACGGCGCGAAACTCTCACGGGTTCTCGGCCATGAAGGTGTTCGGGGATGAGCCCGATGCCATAAAAATTCAGTTCGTCAACGAAGACAACGGGTACCAGCCGGACGAGTGTACCGTATACGCTGACGGGTACGATTTCGGGAACGCGACCCAGTTTGAAACGATCACCCTCCGGGGGGTGACCCGGTACAATCAGGCGTGGAAGGAAGGCCGGTACCGCATGGCGGTCCGGAAGCTCCGCCCGGAGGTGTACACCCTCAAAGTTGACATTGAGCATTTCGTCGCCACTCGGGGGGACCTCGTCAAGGTGCAGAACGACGTCATCCTCGTCGGGATCACCTCGGGCCGGGTCAAGGGGCTAATTACCTCCGGGAGCGATATCACGGGTATCGAGATCGACGAAGCCGTCTTCCCTCCTGTAGGTGAGACGTGCGCGGTCCGGCTCCGCCTTGCCGATGGGTCTTTTGTCGTACAGGACGTGACCAACACCCCGGGGGTGGAAACTACTACGCTGACCTTCTCCGCCCCGGTGGTCGGGGTCGCGGAAGGTGATCTGTTCGCGTTCGGGGTTTCCGGAAAGGAGACGGGGGACTATCTGATAATGGCCGTCTCCCCGGGGGACGATATGACCGCGCAGTTGACCCTCGTCGACTACTCCCCGGACGTCTACAACGCCGAAACCGGGACGATCCCGGATTTTAACTCGAACGTGACGCCCCCGGCGGATATTAGAATTGAGCCCCCGGGACTATTAATCGTCGCGGTATGGAGTGACGACACGGCGGCGATCCCGTCCTCCGATGGCTCCCTTACGCAGACGATGGTTGTAGCGTGGAGCATCCCGGAGACGCTGTTCAACATTGAATGGGTCGAGGTGTCGTGGAGGATCAGCGACGGGGATGAAGCGTGGACGCGCCACGAGGTATCAGCCGGGGAGTCGAGTTATGGCATCCCGGGGGTAATCCCGGGGCAGACGTACGCGATCCAGCTCCGGACGGTGACCGACGAGCGCATCCGGGGTCCCTACGTACAGACGACGCACGTTGTCACCGGGGCCGATAACAGCCTGATCCCCAAGAGTCTACCGACGTACGAAGAAATCGACGACGGTATTGGAAATGGCGGAGTATTAACTGCTCTCCCGACTCCAACAGTCAGCGTCGGCGCGTCACTCCGGAAGG